TTCAGGACTCGGGACTCGGCGATCAGATAAGGGTTGGTCTCAGTCCTGGCAGAACTGGGTACGAAGAGAAAAAGAAAAAGCTCGGGCGGCATCTAAACCTGTAGCGCATACAGATATCAACTCCACCGAGTTCACAGCTGATTACTACAAGCAGGGACTATAGCAATGACGGCATACAAGACTGTAGAAAAGTGGGATGGCAAGATCTGCCGGGAGTTCCTCGTCTGCCCAAAACATGGGGAATGGCTTTTCATGGAACACACGCCTGACGGTTCAATCGTCAGAGGTAAACACTTCTGCGTTAAATGCAGGAAAGAGCAGCAGGAGGCTGAGGCTTGGGGTCGCTCCGGGATCCCATCGCGGTTCCAGTCCAAAACCTTCGACGCTTACGAGGCAAAGCTCCCGGAGCAGAAGCAGGCTCTGGCTACCTGCATGAGCTATGCCAGAACTTTCTCCGATCGATTGGAGGGAGGTGACTCTCTCGTCCTTATGGGCCGCCCAGGTACCGGGAAAACTCATCTGGCCAGCGCTATCGGCGGAGAGCTGGCGCTCTCTGGCCGCTCCGTCCTGTTCCTCTCTATGCGGGAAATGGTTACCCGGGTGACGTCAACATGGCGGGGAGAGGGTTCTGAGGCTCAGGCCATACAGTCCCTCACTGAGCCGGATCTCCTGATCATTGACGAGGTCGGCGGAGAGTCTGGCTCCGTCGTGGAAAAGCGGATATTTTTCTCCGTCCTTAACGCCCGGTACGAGTCACGGCGGCCCGTGATCCTCATCACTAACGTGAACACTAACGGCCTCAAGGATTATCTGGGAGAGCGTGCTTATTCGCGGCTCTGTGAGACGGCCTCGCTCGTACTGATGACGTGGGACGGTTACCGCGGCAAAACTCTGAAACAGCAAACATGGGAGACGGTCTAATGATCTCGGCAAACTTTATCCACAACACACTTACGAAACCCGTGGAGGCCAGGGCGATGCCTCCGAAAGAACGCCGCGAAATTATCCGGCATAAGGACGGGGCCGTTACTCCGGAGAGCCTGAAGTCTTTGGAGCCGGAGTTCCGGCTGGTCAGGGAGTACGTGAAAGAGCGGCGCCCACACATCTCCCGCTCCGCCGGTAAGGGGATATTTTTCCGCGGCACTCCGGAGCCAGTCTGGCAGGCTCTGGATATTCTCTGCCGCTCTGTCCCTCCCTCCTGCCTCACGCAGCAGGTAGGGCTTGAGCTCTCCGCTATCGTCACGGCCTACAAGGTGAGAGGAGGCCCTCGGCCGGTATGCCTGTTTAAGGACTTCGTCCCGGATTGCTCATGGGTACGGACGGACGAGGACGTCATCCGGTATATCAAGGAACTCCGGAGCCTCCCCGGCGGAAAGGCCAAACGGTTCCCGGAAAAGATCCGGGCTCATATCACTCGGGCCGCTCACCGGGCTCCGTCCTACTTAGTGGCTGAACGCTACGGAGTCTCTAGCTGGTACGTGTTGGAGCTCCTAAAAAAAGAGAAGGAAATAATTAGCGATAAAAAAATTTGATAAATATATTAGGCATGCCTAATTATCCCTGTAAGGATCTCCTCTAAGCCTCAGCCACACGCCGCACTCCACGCCCGGGAATTCTCCCGGGCTTTCTTTTTCC